CCCCAGCGACTTCGCCATACCCACGCGCAGGCGTCCCGATGTGTTCAAATATTCCTCTGTAGCCGCGACCTGACGACGGGCATTTTGGTCGCCAATCGCTGCCGCTGCACGGGCCGCAAGAAGCCGTTGCTCTGCGCCGAGGCCCGAAATCACATCGCCCGACCCCAACAACTCACGCATCCGGCCAATCGTCGGCATTACGTCCGTATCAATAGCGCTGATTCGCCCAGTGATTTCAGTTGAAACTGGCGACGGAGCAACCGGACGTTCGCGGCCTTGAATTTGACCGCCAATTTCGCCTTGCGGGCCGTAAAACGTCGTAACCGCCCCCTCTCCGGTTGTGACCACTTGCGGTCGCTCCGCAACCATGCGCGCCGTTTGATCGCCATAGGTCGGCGAAACGTCGCCAACATCCCTAACGCCACTTTCTGCGGTCTGCATGATGTCGCCGCCCGCAAGGAACGTGCGCGGGTTACGGTAGGTTTGATTAAGCCCCGCAATACGTTGTGCGCCACCTTCAGCGACCACTTGCGGCGAGTATTGTTGCGAAACCGCCTTGGTGAACTCATCCGGGTTCGTCGCGGCAAGCCACGCCATCATCGGATCGTTACGGACCTCAGGCGGGAGCATTTCCATCGCAGCTTGCTGAGACTGGTAGTTATCCAGCATCGTTTGCGCGCCCGCCAGATCGCCAGCATCCATCCGCTGACGAATGACCGACGCCAAGGCGCGTGGAATGCCGTCTTGTTGCGGCGCTTGCGGTGCCATTTGAGCGGGCGGAACCGCTTGCGGCATCGGCGGAACATCTGCCATCGGCGGCATTGGCGCAGGCATACCAGCCGGAGCGGCGGGGGGCATGGGCGAACCTGCAACCGCTGCAACGGGAGCCGTCATAGCCTCAACGGGTTGCGCCGTGTTTGTCAGCGCAGCCGCAAACGGGACGCTAGGCGCGGCCGAAACGGGCGCATCATTGGTGCCCAATGCGTCTGCAATCCGCTTACGAGTGGCGCTATCAAGCGCCTCGCGTTCGTCCCTCACCCGCCGCTCTGCCCGGTTGGCGCTAAACTGCGTGATGCCTTGGCCCAGCAAGCGGGCCGCAAGTTCGCCGTAGCCGCCCGTAATTTGCGTAGGTTGGCGCTGTTCTTCCAGCAGTTTGGCCAGCATTGCGCTACGGCGCATAGCCGGCGTTTCGATCATCTGCGGGGCAGGCATGGGAGCGCGGGCGGCAGGCATCAGAGCTTTCCGTAATCGACCATGAGGAAGCCCGTCCAGTGACGAACCACCGCATCAATACCGGCCTTCAGAACGTCCTGCGCCATTACGCCAATGTGACGCTTGCGGCCCCAGATGTAGCGGTATTCATAAACCGGCAGGCCATTAGCCATCGTGCCAACGCGCTTGATGTCACGCTTAAGGCGACGGTCAGACGCGCCGATTGCAGCACCGCCAAGCGAGAACAGGCCGCTCATCAAGGCGTTCTGTTGACCCACACGAGCCTGATAGTTTTGGTTAAGTTGGTTCTGGCTCATCTGATTAGCCGCCAGAACGTCGGTTTGACCCACGCCGGTGGGGCTGTATTGGATGCCCTGCGGCATACCGACTTGGCCCGTGCCTAGCAGAGCCTGAAGCTGCTGAAGGGGTTGGTTCTGGACGTAAGCCCGCTCTTGAAGGCCCTGCGTCCGCGCCTGATTACCGAATGTCCCGCCCGCAATGGCTTGCTGAATAGCGCGAGATTGCTCCGCACCACCGGCTTGGATGGCTTGGTTTGCGGCCTCTCCGTAAGCGTCATTTCGATCTCTAGCAAAATCAGATCGAAGATTTCGCGTTGCCTCGCTATTCGCTCCAAGGCCCTGCGCGGCAAGACGAGCATCTTGCGACCTCTCAAGCCGCTGAAACTGAGGGTCGAGGCGGCGGGTCTGGCTGGCATAAACCGAATCCTCAAACCGTTGGCGGTCAAAGTCTGGTGCATTAAAGCCTTGAAGTTCCGGCAAACCTTCGGTGCTCAAGCCTTGGCCAAGCGCGGTGTTCACGCGGCCAATCTGTTGGCCAGCCGTATCAAGGGCACTACCGTAAACGCCCGTTGAGCGTTCGTAGTTTTGCTGCTCCAGCGGGCTGAGTGCCGTTTCTTGACGATAACCGCCCGGCGCGGACGGATCGGCCACATAACGCACAGTCCCTTGCGGGCCGGACGTATTGACCATGTTTAGCCGCTGCTGCTCACGCGCGGTTGCGGTGTTTGCCGCGCTTTGAGCGTTGGCAAGCTGGACGGGATCAGGTGCTGCTGGAGGCCGGGGCTTGCTCACTTACACGGTCCTTGTTGAAACGGTGGACACGCCACTCACTTTCGAGAAGACCGGATATGATGCAATCATCGTCACCATAACCACGCCGGATAGTCCCCTCATGTTTGAAACCAAACTTTGAGAGAAACTGGCGAGCGGGACGCAAACGCTTCGGCGTCAGGCTGGTGATTCTCGCCGCCCCAAGCTGCTGGAACGGATAACGCAAGATACCCGTCACAAGGCGAGGCGTCAACCAATCGGCGCGCGTAGAGGCAAAACTAACCTCAATGTTCCGATATTGAGGCTGATATTGATTGAACACGACGCCGCCAACGAGATTGTCGTGCTTATCGACCACCCCGATAGCCTCGCATGGCCCCCAGTCCAGTTCGTGCCCAATCTGGTCTGCTACCCATTGAGCGACCAAGGGCGAAAACGGGCCGGAGACTAGCCTCAAAGCTGCCCGCCCGTCTGGTTTTCGTACTTGAGGTTAAACGCGATAATCTCGCACGGCGCATTCGTATTCCGCGCCGTCTGCATGGCAATGATGCCGTCCTCTTCATAGGCTAGCGAGGTGTCATCATCCACGCCAAGGTCGATAAAAAGCGTCGCGTTAGGGGCAACCCGCATCCGCACCGCACCGCAATAACCGATCCCGGTCACGCTAGTCCAACTATCGCGCGTTTCCACACTGTTAGCCCACTTGGCTACACCCCACAGGCCGGTGTCCCATCGCCCGCCCGTTGTCGAAATGGTCGTGGGGACTGCGGTCGGAATCTTCTCCTTAAAATCCGTGACAATTTCGACCGCCGGGGCAAGATCAGCGCCGATCCGTAGCACCGGTTGGAGCATCTCAAACTTCTTCAGGCTTCCGCGCGACCCGAAGTAGTTAAACGCTGTCTTGATGTCGCCCACGATGCCGGTGTTAGCGTCCGCATAGCCGCTATCCCAAAGACAAACCGAATCAGCCGCGCCAAAGTACATTTGGTCATTGGCCACGGCCCAACAGAACGCATTGATGCCCGTAAACCGGCACCATGCGCCCGTCTGGACGTTTTGCACATATTGCTCAGAGCGCGTCAGATTGGCAGTCGGGACGTTGAAGATTGCCAAAGTCCCCTTGGGATACAGTGTGCCTTCCCATCCGAAGTTGCCACGATAGCGTGTCGTCGCTTGCTGAAATGCGTTCTGGATTTTCTGGGTCAGCGCCACAAGGTTTTCTTGTGCGCGGTCCAGTTTCAAGGCTTGGGACAAAGGCACAACGCCGTCCGTCGTCAGCACGACGAGGTCCGAGCCGTACTTGATCAGCGACCGGCGAGACAGGGGCAACCCGATGTCATAGACGCCGACAAGCGCCCAGTTGTTTGCGTCCGAAGGATCAAGGCCCTGATAAACGGCCACCTGACCCTGCGTCGTGACAAACACGGCCAAATCATCCGCGCCAGACCCGCCATCAAGCGTCCATGTCGCTTGACAAAGAATCGCCCCGCCCTTGTCGAAAATCGGACCAAGGTCCAGCAGATTGGCCGTGCCCTGAATGGCAAACGGCTCAAGGAACCACACCCGCAAACTGTCCTCTTGCACAAAGAACAATCGGCCCTTGTGATCCATCACATCGACCAGCGTGCGCGGGTCTAGCGTAATGACGCCAGCCGAGCCGGTGATGACTGTGGAGGCAAACGTAGAGCCTTCGTAATAGACCGGATCGACAGACCCGTTAGCCGCGATCAAGAACGTCCCGGCGTCATTGGCAAAGTTGATCCATTGCCAACGCGCATTGCCAGTGCCGGAAAACACCTCAACGGGCGCATCATTCTGGTTGCTTACGTCGTAAAGCGAGCCGCCCGCTGCCGCGAAAATCTTATCAGCGGTCGTCGCGACACCACCCCGCCAGACCAACAGCGATTCTGTCGGCAGCGGCATACCTTCCTGCCACGGGATATAACCCTTGCGCAGTTCGACGTAGCCCGCGCGGGGAATGAAGTTGTCCAAAATGACCGCGTTTTCCGCAGGCATATTGGCCAGAGGCGATTGAGCATCCCACCCCCCAACGGGAGCAGGCGCAGCGCGTCCGATGGATACCCGCTGTTGAGACACCGCCCGTAGGGGCTGGCGACCGTATCGCTGCGCTGGTTGTCTCATAATGCCACCCATGCCCCAGAACGCTTCTGATAGCCCTGCGAGCCGATATAGAACAACCGCCCATCGGGACTGTCCGCAACGTCTGGCAAGGTCGATCCATAGCCCGGCCCATAGGCCGACAGCAGCGCGTTAATTTTCTTGCGCTGCGTCTCTTGGTTCTTGGTGTCGGATATGGAGAGAAACAGGATCATCCGGCTCCCCTGCGCGGGGCAACAGACCATTCGGCTTCAGCGGCAAGCCGAGCGGCCTTGGCTTCTTCAAACGTGTCAAAACGGCCAAGGTTTTTAAACGGCTTTTGACCAATAAACGCCATCCACTTCCCGCGCGAGCGGTCGTAATGGACGCCTTTAAACCCCGATGTGTTATCGGCGCGGTCTTTTTGATTAATGCTGTTTTGACTTGGCGTCGCCATGCGAAGGTTGGCGCGGCGGTTATCCAGCGGGTTTCCGTTGATGTGATCGACTTGGAGGCTTCGGTCCTCGACCGGCAAACCCATACGCGCGGCAATCGTCCGGCTCAGGGAAACGCTTTTTCCGCGCACCCCCTTGACCATCGGCTCCTCGCGATATGCATAAGGGCCCCATTTGAGGCACGATGTGCGCCATTTGTAGCAACCTAGATCGGCGTCTTGATCGTCAATCAGGGTCTGGTACCCGCCGTTCATCTGAACATAAATCATCCCGGCCACCCCCCTTCTTGGATGTTCGTCGCCCACCCGTAGTAAGCGCCGCCCGTTGTGTCGATTACACCGTTACCACCGTCTCTGGCCATGCGCTGATTGCGCTCGCTCTGATAGGTGCGGAAGTCTTCGCTGTATTCCAGCCCCTTCGACTTCAGAAAGCGCCACCGAAGGCCGAGCGGGAACAGTTTGTCATCAAGATAGGTTTCGTCCGTATCCGCCAGAAATTCCGCTTGCGGAACGCCAGCAGCCGACTTTGCCCAGTATTTCGTGATGTACTCGTATGCAATCTCTTGGCCAGCCGGAGGTGTCGGCGTCACCAGAAACTGCCCGTCACGCTCCACAAACGCCAGAAACACGCGATTGAGTTGGGGCTGCGCCTGAATGGCCTGCCACTCTTGCGGAGTGATTGGCCCGTAAATCATCCGCATGGTCGTGCGGTTGAAAAACGAGTTGGCAATAAAATGATCGAAGTCCGACGGAACGGCGCTGGACTGCACCGCGCTTGCTACCGTGTCGAACAGATGCTGCCGCCGCATGACCTGCCAGTCATACGTCCCTGCTAGCTCATCGCCTTCCTCATTGGCCAGCGCGTAAAGCTGCTGGACCTGAGTGTCAGTCGAGTTAACGACTTCCGTAGGGACAGGTATCGAAAGCAGACGGCAGGCCCGTTGGACGATGGAAAGCAGATTGGCCACGGCTTAGACCTTTGCAGGACGCCCGCGCTTTTTGGCGACGGGGATGGATTCATAATCCGCCGGAACGTGCTGATGCTCGTCGCTGACGGGTCGGATTGAGCCGCCGGGACCATCCACCCCGTCGTGATCAAAGGCCTCAACCGGCGCATGGTTGAAGGCTTCCCTCAAGTACATATCATATTCTGCGCCGTGTGCCTTCTTGTCCGCTTCCGTGGCCACGCGGGGACCGATGACGGACGACGAATCCGCCTGAAAGCGGAACATCAAAAACTTGCCTTCTTTGTAGAAGGTCGCGCCGGGCTTATACATCACATCGCGTTCAAGATTGCTCATGCCGCTTCCTTCTCTGTTTTGGCTTCAAGCGCCAGTGCAAGCTTTTCTTCAAGCTCCCGAATCCGCTGCGTCATTTCCGCAATGGGCTTTTCGGCTTCAGTTTGCTCAATGAACCGTTGAGCCTTGGCGCGAAGGGCTTGACCACCCATCGGAACGCATTTGGCAAGCTGCGCATCAGACAGGCCCGCCAATGCTTCCACAGTGCGAATATGGACGCTGTTAAGCTCGATGACCTGACTGCGGCCCACGCCCGCCCATTCCTCTAGCGGAGTGCCGCTTTCCGGCGCTTCCATGTTGGCCTTGAACGCGGCGTACTTCGTCGGCCAGCGCTCGCGGTGCTCATCCTTGACCGCAACGTCAACGATGTTCTTGTTATCGCCCGGCACGATCAGTTCGACGTACTCAACGTCGTTCCAAACCTCGCGCCCTTCCTTCTCCGACAGAAAGTTGTTGCGAACTGGCTTGATGTGGAAGCGCGGGATGATCCGGTCCCGTCCGTCAGGCGCTACATATTCCATCTATGTCCTCCGATACACAGTGTCATTGCCAATCCGCATCACGCGAGAATAACCGGGCAAATCGGCTTTCGGGCCTAGTCCCTTTTCTTCAAGCACTATGATAGGCGAAAACTTCTCAATTGTCGCTAGTGCGCCTTTAATCGCGTCCGCCTCTGCGCCTTCGATGTCCAGCCAGATCAAATCGCACTGATCGAGGTCGAGGCCGTCAACAGTATGTACGTGAACATCAGTCCCCGGCAACGTCTTATGCGAGCCGCAATTATCGGAATCTATGCGTAACATGCCGCACATTTCGACCCTTGAACCAAGCGCTGCATGGTAAGTTGTCACATTATAGTTCGGGACGTTTTCCAATAGACATTTAAGGTTGTCCCGATCCGGCTCGAACGTGATGACCCGCTCAAACACCTTAGACAGCGCCAGCGGATACACTCCGACATTGCCGCCAGCTTGGACGCAGACCCGTTTTTCGGTAACCAACGGCAGGACAAGGGGCATAGCAGCGGCGCACTCATCTAGCACCACGGCGCGGCAGCGAACGTCAAAATCAGGCCACCAAAGGCCGTCAATCTGTTTCATCGGCGCGTGTTCACAAAAATGCCGACGACTAGCAGCCACAGCAGCCAAACGGCGAGAAAGCCCAAAGCGAGCATCATGCGAGCAATCTTCCCATATCAGGAATGAGGCCTCTCCCGTGGGCAATGACCTTAACGCCACGGTCGCGCAAATACAAAAACGACTGCTGGAACTCCATCGCTTGCCGGATCATCCACCTCGCGCAAGTGTATGTCTTGTCGCCCAGCACAACGTCCATCGTCGGCTCCCCGTCGTTGAGGCTTTGCGAGTAGGCATGGTGGGCACCTTCTGCATACGAACTATCGAAGCCGTACAGATGGATTTTTTTATAGCCCGAAAGCCACGCCAGATTGATGGCGCGAAGGCCAACCGTGCCTCCACCGGGCACTAGAACGCAGGGCTTTTGGTCAGGCCCCTCGTCAAACCACGGCTTGATAATGTCCATAAGCTCATCACCCGAACCCATCGCGTTGTGCCACAAAACAACATCATACCCCGAAAGCGCATCAAACACGCACGGATGCACCTGCGAAGCGAGGAAATAGCGCACGGACATTGGCGCATCCTCGACCATGTGTAGATTTTCTTCCCGCGCATCCAACATCACATGAGCGTCCGGCGTGACAGCCCGCTCAGTCAAATACCGCAGCGCATTGTTGACGCTAATAATCTTCGCGCCTCGCCTGCGATGGTCCTTGATGGCCTGCACGCTGTCCGCCAGCGAGGGACCGCCACCGACGATGACGCAAGCCTTGTCTTGCTCCCCAAAGCCCGAAAACCACGGCAAGTCCCGCTGCACGTTCGCCCGCACGTTGGCGTAGGCAAAGTCGTGCGTCACGTTCATGCCCTTTAGCTCTGGCATGGCCGTGTATCCGCCGACGCGCCAGACGCCGGGAACCCACCCGTCCGTCACTTCATGCGGTTTGGGCAGTCCGTGGAATATGACCGCCTTGGCCGTCTCAGGAGGCCACGACACCGCGTCACGGTAGGATACGAACATATCAGCCGGGAACGTGTCCCACGCGCTGACTTGGCTAATCCACTCTTGGTCGCCGCCGTTGACTTGTCCGGCAGGAAGCAAGCCTTGGAGGCTTTCCGTGGGGCGTTCCATTACGTCGCCGTCCAATAGAAACCGGGTCCAGATGTCCCGGTGGTCGCCATGACTCCACCGCATCACGCTGCTGTTATAAGTCGGCCAATGCCAGTCCTTAATAATGCCGTGCGGAAGGCCTTCAAGACGGCCCGTCACGCATACGTCGAGGTCCATGTAAAGTATTTCATCGCCCCGCTCCCACGGCATCCACGCGGAAAACAACGCTAGTTTTTGCCACCAACCCGGCAAGTCTGGAATGGCCGCAATGGCAGTAATGCCCTCTGGCAGTTCGTCCGGCTTGTCAGTCAGGCACCAGTGACGCTGTTCTTCGTCCAAATGGCGGGCGATGCCGTCATGAAGGCGGGTAACGTATTCAATCTGGTATTTGTCCCCGACGCGGACGCTAACAACATTGATCATGCTACCTCCATAGCAAAACGGCCCCCGACCGAAGCCGAGAGCCGCTAAGCTACCACCTAACCCCAGTGGAGGCTAGGGTTAGGGACAGGCGTTAGAGGGCCGTTTTCTTGGCCCAAAAGAATTGCCCGGAAGCAACGCCGCCCGTGGTGTTGACGGTCCAGCCAGCCGAACCGGAATCCGACGACGCAGAGCCGTTGGTGCCGATTAGGATGGTCTGGGTCGAGGACAGCGCCTCCGAAGCCCGCACATAGAGGTGGTCGCGACCATCATTCGCATAAATGCGAGTGTTGAGCGCAAAGGCGGGGGTCGAAGCCTTGTCGTCAAGGTCAATCCCCACAGTCGGAATGGTCGAAAAGACCGTAGCAGCAGTCGATGCCATGTTAGTGGCTCCTTTCTAGGGGGATCAGGTTTGGAACAGGACGCCTTGGAGGAAGGCGTTCGACAGGGTCATGTTGCCAGCCCAAACGATAGGCTTGACCATTGCGTCCTGATTGATCGAACGGACTTCTTCCAGCGGAACCATGTTGCGTTCCTTGTGAGGACGCCAGTGGATGTAGCCGGTGTTGAGGAAGTACATGTGATTGGCCGGGCAAGCCCCGCCGTAACCACCGTCGAACACCACATCGGTGCCCTTGTACTTCAGATTGACGTACCCGGCGTCGGCTTCGTTGGCCGTGGTCACGCGCTGGATGTCTTGCAGCGAGGACTCGTAGAAGCCAAAGTAGTTGTCATCGCACAGGATCAGGTCCGGCTTGTCCGTGCCGCGCGAGCAGCGACGATAAAGCGTGTTCATGAACCGCGTGATGTTGGCAGCGGTTGCCGCCGAACCACCGTCCGAGGTCGCCTGAAACTTCTGGTTACGCCAGAAATTCCACGTTGCCCGGTTGATGCCGCCGACTGTGCCGGTGGTAGGGTCGTCAGCCACAAGAAGCTGAAGGCCGCCGATCTGCTTGCCACCCGACGCCGTACCGTTCGAGTACAGGTCTTCAGCCACACCGTTCTGCATGGTCTTTTCCGCGTTTTTGATACGCGAGGCCAGCAGATCAATGATGGCGTCAACGCCGGAGTTTTGCAGTTGCTCCAGACCGCTCATGGTCACGTTAACGGCGATTTGCTTCCAGTCAAACTCGGCCGAGGTGAACACATCGCTAGGCGAGATGTTCAGGACTTCGTAGCCCGAATAGCGCTGATAAGTGACGTTCTCAGCGTATTCGAGTTCTTGGATGATGGTGCGACCACCGGACACCGGCTTGATGGTGCCACGGCGCTGCATACGCGACAGAATCGCGTTGTTCTGGGTGACGTTGTCGGCCAGCTTACCCGTGCGGTTACGCAGGGTAGTGGTCGCAATTTCCGAAAGATTCGGGGAGGTCATTTAACTTCTCCTAGGCCGTACCGGCGACTTCCTCAAAAGCAGCCCGGATATCGTCCTCGATTGATCCATTGGATTTGCGGATTGCCGTTTGTCCCGGCGATCCAGTGACGCTGACAGCCGCCTTGCGCGCTTGCGCCGCCTTATCTTGCACTGGCACCGCCGGGGCCTGCGGGGGTTGCAGGAACGGGCGAATGTCTGGCCTCATCCAGCAAGCCATATCGTAGGCTTCCTTCAGGTCCGAGGCCTTCCCGTTGTTCAAGAGCACCGCCATGTCATCGCGGACGTTCTCAAAATACAGATTGGCCGGATCGTTCTGGAATGCCTCAATCTGGCTGACGATAGGCGCGGTTTGCGCCGTCTGGACTTGGTTTTGCAAGACTTGGAGTTGCTGCTTCAGGGCTGCAATCTCGGGGTGGCTGTCCGGTGCGGGCTGGGCCTGATTGGGCTGTCCCTGCGGCTGGGCCGATAGGCTGGCAATGTTGACACCATACGAACGAGCTAGAAACTCAAGACCCTGCCTCGGGTCACGCTCCAACAAATCTTGCGCCGCAAGCAGCGTTTTGACTGCCGAAGCCTCATCCATCCCCTGAGCCGCCCACAAAGCGCGACGCGGGGCAATGATCTGTTCCAGCGGTTCGTACCGCTTCACTTCCTCAGACTTGCGCCGCAGTCCGTGGTCAATCTCCTGTTCCCGCTTTGCAACGGCCTGTTGCACTTCGGGAGGCAGTTTATCGAACGTGGCCTTAGCCGCAGGTGACCATGAAGCCGGGGCGCGGATGGCGAGCTTGGTAGCAGGGTCCGCGACTGCCTCTGAGGGCTGGTCGGTAGTATCTTGCACGGTTTCTTGTGCTTTGGCAATAAACTTGCCGTCAGGCCCGCGCTCGCGCCCTTCGGGTGCCGGTTCTGGCTCCTTAACGGGCGTTTCCGCCTCAATCACCGCTTCTGGCGCGACCACGACATCGTCAACGGGTGCTGGCTCAGGCGCATTGCCGCTAACTTCTGCCATCGCCGCCCGAATGTCGTCTTCCATATCGCTCATAGTCTGGCCTCCACCTGATCCATTGCCGTCTTAATGTCTTGCTTAAGCTCACGGTCCGACAGCGTAGGCCGTGGCTTGGCGGTTAGCTTCTCGCTACCTACAATCTCGCATCCCGCATCCTTCACGCCTCGTTCATAGGCCGACCGGCTGTCGTACATCAGGCCATTCGCGTGGTTTAGGATCGGGTCCATACCGTCCGACCGAATGGCGGGCATTGGCAGATGGGAGCGGGCCTTGCGAAACTGCTCTAGGCACGCGCGCGGCCATTCCGACACCTCATGAATGTCGCCACAGGCCTGACACTTGCGGTAGGTCGCCCGGCTCATACGGCAAACGTTCCCATTGACGACCAATCGTCAAACCCTTGACTGTCCGCAAACGCTTGCATGGCCTCAGTAAGGTTTGTGTAATTGGCGCTCAACCGGCTATTGATCCAAAGCAGTTGCGCCTCGTTAAAGTTTGCGGACGCAGGCACAGTGATTTCCGCTTCAATCATTAGCCGCACATCACCGTTATAGTTGTTGGCGGTTGGCGTGAGGCTAATCTCCCTCGCGCTCGCCTGCCGCTTGCCCTGCTGCGTCATCACGCAACTCCTTGCGGCGTCGGATCACGCGAAAGCGCTGCCGCCTTGACCTGAAGCTCTTGGCCCTTGAGTTGCAGTTCAGCCATGCCAAGCTGACCCTCCATCTGCGTCCGCTGCTGTTCGACTTGCGCCTGCATCTGGGCCGTTTGCGACTTCAGTTGCTCAACTTGCATCGCGCTTTCATCCGGTGGTGGCGGTCCGGGCGGCTGAACAGGTGGCGCGGCCTCCGCCTGCTCAAACGTCTTGTCAATCACATCCTCCATGGACCGAGAGACATTGAACGTGCGCGCGCCTTGCTTCAGGATTTCAGCAAAGAGCGGGGCCGTGTAAGGCGCTGTCGGCACAATGCCAGCCGCAGCAGTCATCAGACCGACCACGGCACTTGTGAACTCCGTATAAGCCGCCTTTGCCGCGTTCTCATCCGGCTCAATGGTCGAATCCGTCTCAACGTCAATGCGGAATGACCGCAGCGCGTCGTTCTTCAACAGAGCCTGCACTTCATCCCATGTCGGCTGGCTCATCAGTTCCAGCATTTCGGGCGGGGGAGCCAAACCGGGCGGCACCGGCAATCCCGCTTGCTCTGCCTGTTGGATCAAGGGCATGATTTGCTCAATCTGGGCCTTCTCAGCCGCAGTCAAGAGCTTGACGTTCGTCATGGCCTTCAGCGTATCAATGCTGAAATGCTCCGCAATGATCTCAGCCTTCAGCCGGATCGCATCGCGGGCAAACCGTTGGAGGTCGCGTTGGCGGTCACGCACTCGCAACGAACCCCACTGACCCTTGAGCCGCTGAGCCGTGGCCGTTTCATTCGGATTGCTTTCGCCCCGAATGATGTCCGACAAGCCAGTGATCTGGTAAATGTCGTTCAGGACTTGCCCGCGCGCTTCGTAACAGCCTTGGAGCGTCTGAATGACCATATCGACCGGAACCCACTCGATCAGGCCCTTGACGCCGCCCTTCTCTTTCCAGATGTCGTATGTGTCGATTGGAATAAGCTTGTTCTCATTGCCCGGCGAAAACACCAACTGAAGCTCGCGGTTGGCCTCACCGGCATACACACCCACCATCCGCAGCGCGTCTTGCAGCTTGCCGATGCGGGCGGTTAGTTCGTCCAACTCCTCAGCCTGATCCTGATACATGACGTAATCAGCAACCGGGATCGTGCTATCAGGCCCCACCGTCGCATTAAGCGGGGCAGGGCATGGGAAGAACTCTCTCAGGCCAAGCGGGTCTTCACGCTCATCCAGAACGCCGCCTGTGTAGCCTTTCGACACCCAGAACGCCGTTTTGCTTGGCTTGTCCCAAATCTCATACACTTCAGCCGTCTTGTTGGCTTGGCGCTGGGCATCCGTGGCCGTATCCGATCCCGTCGGCGTGGTCGCAAGGGGAACGAGCTTGGCCTTTTCCTCGCCAAACCGCTCGATCAGTTCTGCCTTGGTCATATAGACCCGACGAGCCACCCACCGGACTTCTGCCCACTCACGGGCTGGATTGGTCAGCCAATCTTTCCACGCAACATGGTCGCACTGGACTTCCTCATAGACCACTTCCTCTGTGGCCTCTGGCGTCTCGACCTCGCCAACCTCATCACGGTCCGCGTCTTCTTCGCCCTCGCCTAGTTCGTAATCGTCTTCGGCGTTCAGCGTCTTCATGTGCGGGATGTAGCGCACCCACACTTGACCACGGCCCGGCAACAGATAGTCCAGAACGCAATGCTTCAAGCGTCCATCGAAGTCGTATTGGTCAAGGCTAAACCCAAGCGCCCGCTCTAGTACGTCCGACGCCACCTTGCCGACCGGGTCTTCGTCACGATAGCGACGGTCCACCATCGGCTTGGGCTGCTTCGCATAGATCGCAGGCTGGAGAGTGCACACGTTTGACCACAGCACCGCAAAGCGCCGCGCGAGATAGTCAACGGACGGACGCCCGCCGCCACGGTTCCGGTTCTCGTTCTTGTAGCGGCGCACGATA